TGCTTGATTCAATACTGCTGGGTTGACCGGTATACCATTAGTTGCTCCACCTAAAACAACATTACTAATAGATCCTAATGTGTTAGCAATAGAAGCAGCGTTACTTGCTATTGACAATCCATTACTACCAAATACTTGTGCGAGAGGAACTGATTGTACTGCTTGAGTTAATACAGACGCTACCGGAATACCACCTGATAAACTTCTAATAATTTGCCCAGCAGCCCCACCTAATGCTCCGCCACCGACTAGTTGTAATAGATTATTAAGTCCTACTGGAGCAAGATTATTAAATCCAGGAATTAAGTTTTGAGGCAGTAATGATTGTAAACCAGAAGGCAAATTATTAATAAATGATCCTAATACATTATTAGGCAAATCCATCAACAATGATTCTAACGCAGGAATTTGACCAGTTAGTTGTCTTGGAATTCCACCTAATGCGGATTGTAAGTTGTCAGGAGATATAGCTGGTCCTGCTCCCGCACTGGACGTTTCGTTACCTTCTTCACCTTCACTTGATCTCCCTAATACCGTATTAGCTTTTCTATCACTTAGATCTTTAGGTCTTGTAGGAGGTAATGGTGGACTTTTGTCTAAATCCTTATCTAGATTCTTATCCTCGTTATCGGGTCTTGCTTTTCTTTTTGCTCTTTTCTTAGTTTGAGTTTCACGATCAACTGGTTTCTGTTCTTTACTAGATCCACCACTGCTACTTGAGGATCCACTTCCTCCACCGCCGCTACTGGTAGAACCTTGTGTATTAGTTGAACCTAGAGCAGTATCATTACCTCCCATTCCTGTAACATTTCCAGAAAGTCCTTGTATTGGAATATCTTTAGGTAAGGATGGTAATGCATTAGCAATTGATTGTCCTAAGCCGTTTGCCCAAGTTGGAACATTATAATTAGGAGACACTCCTCCAGCAGGAGATCTGTTTCCGGAATAATTGCCAGTTCCTCCAAGACCTGAGAAACTACGAAGACCAACTAATCCACTCATAATATTACCAGTGTTAGCTACTGATTGTGTAAGAGTTTCAGCTTGTTGATAAGAGTTTCCTCTAGTATAAGATGGGTTTATACCATAAGAGAATGGGTTTGATGTAGCCGTTGGAGCATTGTTATTTCCACTATTAACTGGCGCAAAATTAGAATTATTTAAAGAAGAAGCATTAGATTGTCTCTGTCTAACAGTTGCTCCATTAGATCTTTCAAAATATTTGTCAAAGTAATAAGCAGCTAATGTAGGATCATTGGTTTGTTTAAGTAGTTGTCCGGCTTGTCTTGCTCCTTGATCTCTACCTTGAGTTAGTTCATAATCAACATAATCTAATTGTTGACTAAGAGGAGCACCTGCTAAAGGTCTACCATATAGTTGTTCGAATAATGCTACTCTTTCATTTCTCCATTGAGCAACACCTATAGCAGTACCTTGGTCACCCCTTTTTGTTCCATTAATTACATTCTGATCAAAATTTCCAGATTCTACTTGTAAATTTCCTACAATGGCGGCAGCTTGTGCTTTTGACCATCCTTTTTGCTGAAAGAAATCCATAGAATATGCTATTCTCTCTTGAGCTGTTCCTGGAGTATAACTGGTAGTGTTTGCTCCAGTTATATTTGAACTAGTAGTTGCTTGTGTAAGTGGAAAAGTAGCAGCTGGCTGACGTGGATTTGTTCCACTACTAACTGCATTATTAATACTACTTAAAACATCTCTAGCAGATGTTTGAAATCCAGTACCGGAAGTATTAGCAGACCCGGTAGGAACACCAGCAGCATTAGTATTACCCCCTGTGCTAGGAGTTTGTGTTGGATTTCCACCGCCTCCACCACCGCCTCCGCTACTTTGTTTAGGTTTTGGTTGTTCTTGACATTTATAAGTTACATCTTTAGTATCAGCATTTTGTGAACCTGCTTTAGCTAACTTATCAAGAAATTCTTTAGTATCTTTAACTCCGGTACAATTAACAGGAACTTCTTTAAGACCTTTAGTTCTAGCAATAGTATCGCCGTCTTTGTCATCTTTAGTATTTGGTGTTTTATAATCTATAGAACCTGAAAGACCTACATTTGTGCCGTCTGGGTTTTTAGCATCCGTTGTTGGAACTGAAGTACCAGCAGGTGTGTTCTTTTTCCCATCGAGGTTTGGTGGGTCGCTCGACTCGAGATTTTTTCTTTTATCAACCATGTAAATATTTATCGGATCCTAAGATCAATAAATAATGGTAGGAGATTAAAAATGGCCGAAGAACTTGCTGCTGTAGACGGAGACGGAATTAAACCAGAAGGTGGACACTCTAGCGGTGGTGAATTAATTGTAGAAGGTGCTAAAACTGTTTTAGTTAATAATATAGCAATAGTTACACATGAAACTAAGGCAAACCCTGATAATATAGGGCATCAAAACGATGAAGTTAAAACTAAATCAGGATCTTGGAGTGAAACAGTATTTGCTTATAATAAGCATGTACACCGCAATAACGACGAAAGAAATTGCGGTGCTAAAACTAAAGTAACTCATCAGTCAACTGTTTTTGTAGGTTAAACTAGTCTACCAAAATCTGTAGTAGTAGCCGGCTGAATTCCAGTAGTTCCTTTAATATATTGACTAGAAGTTGATTTATCTGTAGAAGCTATAGCAACTACAACATTTTTAGGAATATTTATATCACCATTAATTTCAGCAGTAAAAAGAAATGGAGTCATAGCAACACCGTTTTGTGTAATTGATAATACTAAAGGTTTATTAATAGTATATCCAGCATCGTTTGATTCTACAAATTTACTAATAACTTCTTCACCGGTTACTAATTTCATAGTAACAATATCATTTGCTTTAAAAGTTTTAATAATCATTAGGCGAATCCTCTTAAGTCGCTAAGTTCAATTTGTTCTTTTAATACATCAGGGTCTTGTGTTTTTAATCCTTCCCATCCACCTAAAACAAATGTTTCTCCATTTAGGTAAAGTTGAGGAACACTTTTGTGACCATGTTCTTTTAACATTTCTAATGCTTCTGACTTAACAGAAACATCAACAACTTCATATTCTATCTTATTAGAATCAAGCCAACTTTTAGCTTGTTCACAATGTGGACAATTTGGTTTTGAATAAACAGTTAACATTTTCAAACTCCTATAAGTTAAAACCTTTAAAACTATCGCCGTCGACGTCCTGTTTAACACCGCCGACAATGTAACTTGTAATTTCTGTCTCTTGTGGAGCAACTTGTACATCTGCTCCTGATATCCATTTCTGTGTCCACGGTAAAGGATTACTACCTCCTTTATACTTTGTAGGCAATCCGACTGCAGTCATACGTTTATTAGCAATCCATTCTACATAGTCGCAAAGCAATTGCTTGTTAAGACCAATCATCGATCCGTCTTTGAACAAATAGTTTGCCCACGCTTCTTCTTGAGCAACAGCATCTTCAAATAGCTTAACACATTCTGCTTCACATTCTTTAGCAATTATAGCATAGTCTGGATCATCTTTTGGAAGTAATTTTAACAAAGTCTGTGTTCCAGCAAGATGTATGTTTTCGTCACGAGCAATGAACTTAATAATTTTAGCATTACCTTCCATCTTCTTAACTTCAGCGAATGCCCAAGAACAAGCAAAGGAAACATAGAAACGAATACCTTCAAGAATATTAACACTCATAAGAGCCATCCAAAGTGCTCTCTTGTGACTTTTGTTAGTTGGTTCATCAAAGCAATTATCTCTTTCTCTTTGACTCATGTTATTAAGAATTATTAATTGATCATAATATTTGCTAATATCTGTGGCACAATCTACAATCTCTTTAACATCTAACATGTCATCAAATACTTTACTTGGATTAGGATAAATGTTTCTAATAATATGTGTATAACTACGACTATGAATTGTTTCGAAGAATGTCCAAGTATTGATCCAAGTTTCTAATTCGGGCAAACTACAGATAGGTCCAAAGGCTAATGTTGGAGCACGTCCTTGAACTGAATCTAATAGAATTTGTCTTTTTAGATTACTTGTGAAAATATGTTGCTCATGATCAGTTAGATCCTTAAAGTCTTTTGCGTCACGAAGAATATCAACTTCGTGTGGTAGCCAAAAGAATGACAACTGCTTCTCAGTTAATTTTTCAAACTGACGATACTTCATAGTATCATAACGCTGTAAAGTAACACCACCGTTAGGATCTAAAAAAGCCAATGACTCTGTATGAGAGGCACGATTACTACTATCAAAA